CCACGCATTCAAAAAAGGTGAAATTTGGAGTTATGTTGATAATGCCAAAGACATTCCAGCAGAATCGTCTGTTAGTTTCCAGCAAGACTTCGATTCACTAACAGCAGACGAAGAAACTTACTTTTGCACAGAAGTTCTGACGTTTAATGAATCAGAAAAGACCGTCACGTTTAGTCGAGAAAAATTCAACTCAGACATTCGCAATGTCATCTATATGGATATGGAAACTGATGTTGCCAAACAAACAGATTGGTTAGAACGAAGGATTGCGGCGTATCCATCCATAGGTGATCAAATGGACATGCAGTACAAAGACAAATTGAACGGGACAACAACTTGGGCGGATGCTATTGCAGCAGCCAAAACCTCAACACCAAAGGTAACTTGATATGTCTGCCATTGGTTACAAGTCTGCCGCCGGATTAATTATAACGGGTCAGGGCAACATAAATAAAGTAGGGATATGAATAATGACAGTTAGAACACCAGTATACTTTGATGGAACAAATGTTGTTGATATGACCACAGATCACATCACTCAATGGAAAACGTATATCGCATATTTGTATTCAACCGCCCCAACTGTAACAGTGACCGTTGTTAGTGGTAGTGGAACACTTTCTCCAACTATGGCAGATACAAGATTGCAGGCTGGTGCTTCGTCCACTCATGTATCTGCGTTTGTTGCAGAAGGTACAACTGCTGAACCTTCTACTGTGACTGTCAACTATGATAAAATAACAGGTCCAACATATGACACTTCATTGACTGCACAGGCGGATACAGACAATATTGCTTTTCCGGCATACAAAGATGGTAATAATATAAAGGCAATGTCAGCAACAGATTATGTGGATACTTTCATATATGCAACTTTAGATGCAATGATAACGGCTGGTGAGAGTGCCGCGACTAACGGAACATATACAATTGCAACATCCGCTACTGTTACGAACTATACAGAAATTAAAATAGGAGCTACTTCCACACCAGTATTTTTAGATACACGAGCAAATACAGATTACTATTCTGCTGCTGGTATTCCAGAAACGCTTGATCAACCGGCTACTATTACAAGTTTTTATCTACAAAGAGCTAATTTTGGTAGAACTTTTCCGACAGTTGCCCCCCTATTAATTGACGCCGATGGTAATCTAAATCAGGTTGATTTAACTTCTGATACAAGTGCTTTCAATGCAATTTTAAAGAATGATATTCGTTTTTATGCAGCAGAGGATTCTGGCGGACATAAATTAAGTTATAATATTAACGGTTCTGGTAATGCCAGAGGTACTGCTATGGTTGATACCCGATTGAACGGCTCCGGCAATTATCAACAGCGTCTTATTAATACTAACGACTATCGTTCACAGGAATTTCCTGACGGATCAGCTGCAACTATTAGCACATACACATTCAAGATTGTTCACGTTTAATAGTCTTATAAATAGATTATACAGGAGAAAATAAATGACATATTTGTGGTCAGATAAAGTTACAGATTTTTACTATAGTAATCCCGAATCGGATACTGTCGCAGTTTTGTGGAGAGACCCAGATGATGAGGTTACACGAGAACACTATATTAAGGTGGATGAGGAAGATGAGCAGTGGAGAGATTTTGTTGCAGAATTTCCTTATGAAGAAATTAATAGACGTAGTGATGTAAGAAACGAAAATTTCCGTGAGGAGTTTCGTGAAGCGTTTCGTAATTATGCTCAGAGAGAAGACGTAGATTTAAATGGTCCAAATTCAACAAATAAGTTTGAAGATGTAATTATTAATTTTCTCTCAGAATTTGATAATACAGATGCTGACCAAAAAGAACAACTGTTTAAACTTAAACTCAAGATTTTTGAACAAGACGTTGTGAAAAACACAGGTTCAGATGATAAGTTTAAAAACGCAAAAACATTTATTCGCAAATCAGATAACCCTACAGATGTGTTGTTAGGATACATGGTATTTGCAAATGGTGCTGAGCTCAAATTGTCTGATGGTGATAAGTTTAAAGTAGAAGGAGTGTACATCCCAGTTAAATAATGTTAAATTATTTTAGATCGGAATGTATGACTATGAATTTGGACAATAATATATATGAACAAGAAGACGATTGGCTAAATATAATGAATAGGGAGAATATATAATGTTAGGAACCCAATTTTATCACGAAACAGTACGCAACATAGTTGTGGGTTTCGGAACAATTTTTAATAATATTCAGTTAGTTCGTAAGGATAATGCTGGAAAAGTTCAACAGACTATGAAGGTTCCCTTGGCATATGGTCCAAGGCAGAAGTTTCTTGTTCGATTGAATGATGATGCAGACCTTAGTAAAGCAGCTGCGGTTACTTTGCCTCGTATTGGTTTTGAAATCACAGGACTTTCCTATGATCCTGCCCGTAAGCTGAATCGTGTTCAGAAGTTCAAGAAAGTTAAAGCTGCTACTTCCGGTGTAATAGATACAACGAAACAGTTAGATACTCAGTATATGCCTGTTCCCTACAATATTAATTTTCAACTTTACATTCTTGCAAAACAGTCAGATGATGCTCTACAAATTGTTGAACAGATTCTACCATACTTTCAACCAGATTACACAATCACGATGAATGATAACGCTGATATGGGTGTTAAAAAAGATATCCCTGTTATTCTGAACAGTATTACTTATACAGATGATTATCAGGGCGACTTCACCACAAGGCGGGCAATCATTTATACTCTGGATTTCACTTGTAAGTTCTATCTATATGGTCCTGTTACTTCCAGTAGAGTTATTAAGTCGGTACAGGTTGATGCGTATACTGATATGCCTGATCAATCACCTACACGTCAGCAGAGGCTTACTGTTACGCCAAATCCAACCAGTGCTGATGCTGATGATGATTTTGGTTTCAATGAAGTGACATCATTTTTTGAGGATGCGAAGAACTTTAATCCCGTAACAGGCACCGATGAGTAATTCTATAGATAAGGCCTTGGGTGTGGTTGAATCTTTACCATTGAAAATGCCTCATCAAGAAATTGTAAACAAAGTTCCAAATGAATTGATTGGAGATGAAGTAGATGCTGACTACAAATACCAAAGAGAAAACTTCTATCGGTTGGTGGAACAAGGTTCTACTGCAATTGAGGGAATACTTGAGCTTGCGAGAGAAGGAGAGCATCCAAGAGCATATGAGGTTGCTGGAAATCTTATCAAACAAGTCGCAGAAGTTACCGAAAAACTAGGCGATCTGCAAGAGAAAATGAGAAAACTCAAAGAGGTTCCTAACAACGCACCGAAGAGTGTTACTAACGCATTGTTTGTAGGGAGTACTGCTGAGCTGCAAAAAATGCTAAAGGAAAAATAATTTGTTTTATAAAGATTGGTTAATGTATGATTTACCCACCAATGATATGTGGGTAAATCATTATCCGTATGAAGATTATAACCCAACTACTTATCAAGATGCATTAGTCAGACAGTGTAAAGCTATTGCTGAAGATGTTAAACCAGCAATATTTGTTTCTGGTGGTGTTGATTCTCACGCAGCTGCATTAGGATTTAAATGGGCAGATGTTGATGCAGACTTTGTTCATATAAGAAATTCATTTAACGGACATATATGTGAAGTTGAATGGGAGTATGCAAAATCATTTGCAAAACGTTATGATATTGATCTAAAAGTTATTGATATGGAATATGATAAGGATAGTCTTAGAGATTTTATGATTGAATCTGAGTGGTTTGAAGATGCTAAAGGTGCTGGATCAGTATTTACATCAGCTGGTGAGCTAAAATATATGGAAAAATATGATGGACATCCTATAGGCACAGATTGTCACTTTAAATTTGAAAATGAAGGTAATATGCATAGAGGAGTAATTAAGAAGCCAAGCATGGTCGGCGGGACATGTAATCATATAGCTGCACATACAGGATATGAATATAATAATTGGGGAGCTCCAGTTATCCTAATGGGCTACTATGCTCCATACTTATTTCAATATTTTGAAATGAAACATAGAACATCTCCAGAACTTAGAATATTAAACAAAATGGAAAGTAAAGCTTTAATATACTCTGAATTAGGATTACCACTAAGACCTAAACTTTCTAGTTATGAATTTTTAGATTTAGAAAACGATTATCGTTCTTTAACGACAATAGACTTTTCCAATGACCACAGCAAAAATGCAAGATTTGAACAAGGCCCAAGTGTTATCATGAAAGCGTTAGGATTTAAAGGAGATGAAGCTAAAGAATTAATTGAACTAAAATACAAACATCCGAAAGAAGGCGATCTTACTGCAAAATTGCGCCGGTTTGTAATATATGAATTTGAGGAGTTAAGTTGTGGAATATAAAAATATTAGATAAAATGGTTCCACATCATTTTGTAACAAATAAGGAACACTTGTTGTGTAGTCCTCTACATGTATGGAGTTCTATTGGAGCTCAAGAACAGAACCATCCTATGTTTCATCCTATGTTTAACGGCACACACTTGACCTAAATAATATTATGACTGATAATCAATATTTAGGAAATCCGAATCTCAAGAAGGCAAATGTTGTCCAAAACTGGACAAAAAAAGAACTTGTTGAATATCAGAAATGTATGGAAAGTCCACAATATTTCATAGAGAATTATGTTAAGATTATTTCTCTTGATGAGGGACTTGTTCCATTTAAGATGTATGATTTCCAGAAGGAAATGGTGGGAACCTTCCACAGCAATCGTTTCACTATTTGCAAACTACCCAGACAGTCGGGTAAGTCTACCGTTATGGTTTCATATTTACTTCATTACGCACTATTCAATCCCAGTGTCAATATCGCAATTCTTGCGAATAAGGCTGCAACCGCTCGTGACCTACTATCACGTTTACAATTGGCATATGAACATCTGCCCAAGTGGTTGCAACAGGGTGTAATGAGTTGGAATAAAGGTTCCTTGGAGTTAGAAAATGGATCAAAAATACTTGCCTCATCTACTAGCGCTAGTGCTGTTCGTGGTGGCTCTTACAACATCATATTTTTGGATGAGTTTGCCTATGTACCCTCAAACGTGGCAGAGCAATTTTTTTCCTCTGTGTACCCCACAATTTCATCTGGTAAGACAACAAAAGTAATGATCGTTTCCACCCCGCATGGTATGAACATGTTCTATAAACTATGGGTGGATGCAGAGGAAGGTCGTAACAATTATATACCAATTGAGGTTCATTGGAGTGAAGTTCCCGGCCGGGATGAGAAGTGGAAAGAGGAAACGATTAGGAACACCTCTCAGGCTCAGTTCAACACAGAATTTGAGTGTGAATTCCTTGGCTCTATTGATACGTTGATTGCGCCCTATAAACTTAAACAGTTAACATATCGGGCACCAATACAATCTAATGCTGGCCTTGATATTCATGTTTCACCACAACCAGACCGTACATATGTTCTGGTTGCAGACGTTTCACGGGGAACAAAAAATGATTACTCTGCATATGTAGTATTCGATGTGAGTGAAATACCGTATCGGGTGGTTGCAAAGTTTAGAGACAACGAACTGAAACCTCTCATATTTCCATCCAAAATTTATGATGTTGCGAGAGCATATAATCAAGCATATGTTTTGATTGAGGTCAATGACATAGGAGAGCAGGTCGCCAGTGCGATGCAGTTTGACTTGGAGTATGACAACCTTATTATGGCTAGTATGCGTGGGCGAGCGGGACAGGTCATTGGAGCAGGGTTCAGTGGCGGTCGAGCGCAATTGGGGGTAAGAACGACTAAAGCAGTTAAGAAGATTGGTTGTTCGAACCTCAAACAGTTAGTTGAGGATAATAAACTTATTCTTGAGGATTACGAATGCATCAAAGAACTTTCTACCTTTATTGTAAAGGGGTTATCCTTTGAAGCAGATGATGGCTGTAACGATGACTTGGTTGCGTGTCTCTTTATCTTTGCATGGCTTACTGACCAGACATACTTCAAGGAACTAACCAACAATGATATTCGACGGGTTATGATGAATGAACAACAAGATATGCTAGAACAAGATATGGCACCCTTTGGTTTCATTCTGAATGGTCTTGAAGATGAAAATATAGGTGAGATGGTGGATGAATACGGAACTCGTTGGTCACCAATTGTGAGAGATAGTAGTAGAAGTTGGTAATATCCTAAATAAATTCAATCAAATCATGATGTTTTTTGATATAACAATTGGAACATAATATAACAGATTGATCGATCAGATGGAAGACTTCTCTTCTACTGTCGTCACTTGTTCCAACTCTCTTGGATACCTTGCGTATCTCTGCATCATGAGGCCAGAATTTGAGACAGACATGTTCTGCCTCACCACAGTGAACACATGATTTTTCTGTGAAAAATTCGTTTAGAAGATATACCCGCTTTTGGTAATTTCTTCGTGAAACCTTCTTGATGGTGTCTTTGTATTTTTCATAATGAGGGTTCATGATTCTATTTATATGATATAACACTTATAAAAGAGGAGTTATGTAAAAGATGTTTTTTATAAATATCTGTATAACAAATAATTCTCTTTAAGTTAGGAGTAAAGATATGGGATTTTTAGTTTCACCCGGCGTTCACGTTAGGGAAATCGATCTTACAAATGTTGTTCCTGCTGTATCTACGTCTATTGGCGCAATTGCCGGACCTTTCGCAAAAGGCCCAGTTAGTGCGGTTACTGCGATTAGTTCGGAAGAACAGTTACTACAGACATTTGGTAAGCCAAATAGTTCAAATTTTGAGTGGTGGTTCACTGCTGCAAACTTCTTGCAGTATGGTGACGCTCTTCGTGTGGTTCGTGCAGAATCAGGCATTCTAAATGCTGGTGCAAATAGTGGTATCCTCATTCGTGACGATGACCATTATGAAGCATCTTTTGCCGATGGGTCAGGTTCTCACGGTGAGTGGGCTGCTCGTACCGCTGGTACTCATGGTAATTCACTTGGTGTGGATATCTGTCCTAGCGCCCGAGCATTTTCACAGCAGCTTGGTTCTCTGAACCTAGTTAATGGTGCTGGTGCAATTGGTGATTTGCAAATCACAGTTGATAACCAAGATGCAACTGATGCGACAATCGCAATTGGTGATATCATCCAGTTCTATACAGCAAGTTCTATTGTTGCAACCGTTAACGGTGCAATCACAGTACCATCTAAAAACCTTACGGTTGATGGTGTTTCTGGGACACTTGCAGTTGGTCAACGTGTTCTTGGTGCAGGCATCTCTGATGGTGACGAGGT